GTATCTTCTTGATTTTTACGAGGGGTTTAACGTAGAGAAGTATGTCGGAGAATACTTTGGCACTGAGTCTTTACAGCAAGTTCCTATATTCACTCAAAATTTAACAAGGCGTGTATGTAAGGCCAGGGGACAAGCATATAAGCGGCCTCCGAGAATGGATGTCGATGAGCGCTATCAGGATTTTACAGACATACAGGATCTTAACGCCAAGCGCAGGCAATTAGAGCAGACTACATTTCTCTTAGGCACAATGGGCTTTCGCAGCCTTTGGAACCCAAGGCGCAACAAGGTTGAATTTGAATTGCTTCCTTTCGTAGAGCCAATGTTTTTGCCAGGAGAAAAAGAACCTTTCGGGTGCATCTATGCTATTGAGAACGAGGGTTTAGCCAGGCTTACTAAACAGGAATTTATTGTATGGACTGCTGAGAGAGACGGTAAACCAGGCAGACATTTTGGGATTGATACAAACGGAGACAAGTTTTCTTTTAATGAAGGGGACATAAACCCCTACGGCATACTCCCGGTATCTTTTGTTCACCGCTACCCGCCTATAAGGGATTTCTTTGTAGGGGGAGCTGAAGATGTGGTAAGGGCTGACCTTGCATTATCTGTAGCAGCTATGGAAATATCATTGTGCATCAGGCTTGGTGCTATTGGTGTAAAGTTTGTAACTGGGGTAGACGATAGATCACGTATTTCTATGGGAGTTGATAAAATATTATTTCTCCCAGAAGGTGCAAATTTTGGCGTTACTGGCCCATCGGCAAGTATAAGCGATCTAATCTTAGGCGCAAAATACCTTGTTGAGACTACTCTCAATAACAACCAGCTCAGAGTAAAATTTATAGATTCTCATGGAAATGCAGAATCCGCAGAAGCCTTGAGGGTTCAAGAGATAGACAACTATGCTGAAACCCAGGCCAACATCGAAGATACCTGGAGATCATGGGAACATAGGCGTTTTGAGATTGACAAGCGCATTATTGAAGTACAGACAGGCCAGAGGCTTTCTGATGAATATCTGGTAGACTTTGAGGAGCCTCATATTCTATCACCATCAGAAGAGAGAGAAATGTTCACCTGGCTGTTCCAGAATAAGCTTGCCACTCGCCAAAGCTACCTCATGCTTAAAAATCCCGATATGCTTCCTGAAGATGCAGAAGCCTTATTATCAGAGGTGGATGCATCCGAAGCGCAACCCGAACAGAACAGGCTCCTTAATAGACTACAAAGCTAATGCCGCTATCGAATACCATTGATAGTGCGGTTGCAGACTTTGAAGCCAGACTCACAGAAGCGCAGGACCGGTTCACCCAGGATGTAGAAGAATTAAGGGAACAAGGTCTATCCACTGAGGAGATTCTTGTTATCTTAGCTGGTATTTCAATGGTGGACTACTGGCTCTTAGACCTTCAGATGCAGCAGGCAGTCAATCGCCTGATGATCTCATTCGATACACTTTTAGACGATGCAGTATTCTTTGGTAGGGTATCAGAGGTTCAATTAGTTGCATTAAGGAATATGCAGCAGGCATCCATCCTGAGATACACCACAGATATTGGTGAGAGGGTAAGATTATCCTTAGTCCAGGGGGTACTCCAGAAAATGCCTCGAAAAGCCATCAGTGCCATGCTGTTAAGGGATTTGTCTATCAAACCTTATCAGGTAGACACCATTATAACCACTTCAATGGCTACTTACTCAAGATCGCTCACGCTTCTTCAGTTAGATAAAAACCCAGACCAATCTCTTATTTACCAAGGACCAATGGACTCCAAGACCAGACCAGTGTGCATACGCATGCTGAAAGAAGGCGGGATGACACAAACCCAAGTAGAAGCCAAATATCCAGGCGCATTACGAGACGGTGGTGGATTTAATTGCCGACATCAGTGGGTTGCATTGTCATCTAAGACTCAAAATAAGGACATACAGAAGAAAGCTAAAGCAGCTTATCAAGGTATGGTCACCAAAGCGAAGCTGAAGGGTAGATCATTCAGTATTCCACAAACATTAGAGCAGTATTACAATGATTAATTTTCAAAAAGCATTCAAAATACACAAGTCATTTTTTAAAGCAGTAGGTAGGATTGTTTTAAAAAGACATAGAGCCAATATTTTTGACAAAGGCCTAAATGCGGCTGGGAATAAATTTTTAGCTTACGAGCCAAAATACGAAAAGCGTAAAACGGCTGGGCAAGCAGCTCCAAGAGGCAGGCAACAAATAAGTAAGAGCGCAAAACCAAATTTGACATTAACTGGAGATCTAAGGAAATCATTCACTCATTTAAAAGTGAGTAAAGATGGTTTTGAATATGGTATTGATGATAGAGAAATGTCAGATCGTATGCGTTATCAAGGGCCAGAAAAGAAATCCCGCAAAAGATATGTATCAACAAAAACAAACCCTACTACCCCAGATTTGCAAGAATTAATTATGAGGCAAATGCAATCACAATTAATCAAGAATTTCACTAAAGAGATTCGCAAGAACGGAATGGGGTACAAGGTTTACACCATATAGGAGAAATTATGGAAACGGACGTAAAAGTCGAGCAGCAGGCTCAAGCCCAAGAACAGGCCAATGTTCAAGAAAGCACCAATTCAAGCGCTGAAGTTGGACAGCTTATCGCAGATGCGAAGAAGTACAGACATCAGCGCCAGGAAGCTGAAGCAAAGGTAACGGCATTGCAGGATCAACTCAATTTGAATCAAGAAGCAGAAATGCAGAAGAACAATGAGTGGAAGGATCTAGCTACTAAGTACAAGTCTGAACGAGACGAGTACAAATCTCAGGCAAAAGAAGGTCTTAAGATCAAAGAATCTGTAAGAAAAGACCTGCTTAATCAGCTATCTGACGAGGATCGTGAGTTTGCGATTGAACTTTCTACGGAGAAGCTTCAAAAGTTTGTCTCTCGGTCAAGTAATCAGACAGTTAAAACGAATGAATCTTATTCTACACCGATGCCTGACAATTCAGTCAATCCATTCGTGGATATGACTAAAGAACAAAGGCAGAGGAATTGGGGTAAGGTTATTCAAAACTACGCTAAAAAATAGCGTAGAAAGGTAAAAACCTTATGGCATTATCAGCAGATTTCGCTGGTGCTTCAGTCACCACAACCACTGCTGCGAATTTCATACCTGAGATTTGGACTGACGGAGTAAAAGCATACTTAGAACGCAATCTTGTGTTCGAACAGTGTGTAGACACTTCTTTGAACGGTCTAGTCAAAGGCAGGGGAGACGTTTTTCATATCCCGAAATTGGCAGAGGTAAGTGACGCAGCTAAAGCAGCGGAAACTATCGTAACATACGCAGCATCAACGCATGCAAAGTCCGATCTAACCATCGACCAGCATCGTTATGCCGCAAAATTAGTAGAGGACATAGCGAGTGTCCAATCCATACCGGGTCTTTTTGAAAAAGAAGTATCTGGCATGGGATATTCGCTTGCTAAAACTTATGATTCCTTTATCGAATCAAAAGTCGAGGCTAGCACTACTAATGGCGCAGCATTAGGCGGCGACAACACAATCACAGCAGCAGAGATCCGCACAGGCATGAAAACCCTGATGGAATCTGATGTAGACCCTTCAGAGTGTAAAATAGTGGTTTCACCAGCACTTTACACCGCAATGTTGGGAATCAGTGATTTTGTCGATGCTTCTAAAATGGGCGCAGGCCCATCTGGATTGTTGAATGGGCAGATCGGGATGCTTTTTGGCATGCCAGTCCTGCACAGTACAGTTATGGGAACTTCAGGTTCTACAGGTGTGGAAGTTGGATATATCATACACCCATCCAGTGTGAGCGCAGCTCGACAATTAGAGCCGAGAGTTCAATCAGAGTATTCTGTTGACTTTCTTGGAACTAAAGTCGTAGCAGACATGCTCTACGGAGCAGTGACGGTTTTCGAAGCTCGTATTTATGAGTTCAGGAATCCTTAATCACTAACAAAATAGGAACAAAATGGGGGGTGTTTTTCATCCCCCATTCCTTAATTATGTTCAGAACATTCGATTATAAATGTAAAAATTGTGAAATAATCTTTGAATCCATGACTAAAGTGGATGAAAAGACTCAGTGCGCTTGTGGATCTACCGACCTTACGAAGCTAATGAGCGCACCTTTATTTGAATTAAAGGGTAATGGTTGGCCTGGAAAAGAGTTCAAGGCTCAATCTGACTGCAAACGTATGGCTAATGGCCAAACAATATAGGTGTAGTCTAATCCTCTTTAATTGAAGTCTATTAACAGGGGAAACTAAATGGCTAATTATAATTCAGATTACACTGGAGCGCAAATTGACAGCGCAGTATCCAGGGCAAATTCAACCGATGTAACCGCAGGAACAATCGCAGCAAGTAAGGCTGTTGTTGTTGATTCTAACAAAGATATAACAGGATTTAGGCATATCACTGCTACTGGTACGGTTACAGCAGCAAATATTTCATTAACAGGAAACGTAGACCTTGGTGATGCCAGTGGCGATACTGTCACGATCACAGGATCTATAGATTCCAACCTTATACCAGCCACAGACGATACTTATGATATAGGATCAGCGACCTACGCATGGCAAGATTTATTCTTAGAAGGTGACATCACACTCTCAGATGCAGGAACTCTTTCCACCACAGCCGGGGACTTGACAATTAATGCCGGATCAGGTGAAATCGTTTTTGGAAACGAAAATCTTACAACTACAGGCACAATTGACAGTGGCAGTCAGGCTGTCACAGGGAATGTGGTCGCTTCTGGAACTGTCAGCGCAGAACAATTAACAACCACAGATGACTTAACGGTTTCTGGATTAGCAACTATCGGTGAGACTCTCGCAGTAACAGGCGTAGTAACATCCGCAGGCTTCACGATTGGCAGTGCAGCTATCGTAGAATCGGAATTAGAAACCATAGATGGTGTTACCGCTGGAACGGTAGCCGCAAGCAAGGCTATTGTTGTGGACTCTAATAAAGATATTGGAACATTTAGGAATGTAACGATTGATGGGACTTTTTCAGATGGCAACTATACATTCGACACAAGCGGAAACGTCAGTGGTCTTGGCACTATTGGATCTGGAGCAATTACTTCAACTGGAGTTGTTACAGGAACAGGATTCACTATTGGAAGTGCTGTTATAAATGAAGCAGAACTTGAAACTATAGATGGAATAACTGCTGGTACGGTAATAGCAAGTAAAGCTATTGTAACAGACTCAAATATAGACATTACAGGCGGTAGAAATATAACCATTAGTGGTGAGTTAGATGCAGCTACACTGGACATTAGCGGTAACGCCGATATTGATGGGACTCTTGAAGCAGATGCGTACACAGTAGATGGAACCACACTGGCTGAGTATATTGCAGACACAGCAGGGGCTATGGTTTCAAGCAATACCGAAAGCGGTATCACAGTAACATATCAAGACGGAGATAATACAATTGATCTTTCTGTAGATGCGGCACAGACAGGCATAACCTCGATTTATGCTACAGATTTAATTTTAGGAGAAGATTCTCAAACTGCTATTGATTTTGGAACAGCAAATGAGATTGACTTCAAAGCAGATAATGCAGCCAGGCTAACATTAACCGCTTCGGCCTTATATCCTGTAACTGATAATCAAATAGACTTAGGGACAAGTTCCTTAGAATTTAAAGATGCTTTCTTTGACGGAACAGTTACCTCGGATGCTTTTGCTGGACCATTGACTGGAGATGTTACAGGCACATTACAAACCGCAGCACAAGGAAATGTAACAAGCCTGGGAACGCTTACTGCTTTGACAGTAGATAATCTTGGTGTTAATGGGAATACCATTACAGCAAACTCAGGTGCTTTAAACCTTACGCCAGCAAGTGGTTCGGCTATCGTTTTAGATGGTACGATCAGCGTTGATGCAGGAGTCGTAACTGGAGCAACAAGCATAACTTCAACTGCGTTTGTTGGAAATGTAACTGGTACATCTTCAAAAGCTACAGTTACAGATAGCACGGCAAATACAAATTTCCCTGTCGTTTTTCATAACGAGTCTGATGGACTCTTAGATGACACAGGGGCTTTACGATATAATCCAAGTACAGGGGAATTATTAGTTCCCAAACTTACTGTCGCAGGAACTACCACTACAGCAGACACGGTAACAATGAACGCTGCAAATGCAGTCATCTTTGAAGGAGCAACCGCAGATTCATACGAAACAACTTTAAGCATTGTAGATCCTACTGCTGATCATACTCAATATTTAATTAATCAAGGTGGATATATTCCACTCTTGGCAGCATCCACAACAACTGCTATTTCTTCAACTCCAGCAGAATTGAACATCTTAGATGGGGCGACCTTGACTGTTGCGGAATTGAATATCATGGATGCAGACACAGTTCAAGCAACTGTAACATTAGCAGGGACAGATGGAGTCGTAATCAGCGATGGCACTGTAATGAAACAGGCTTTGGTTTCTGACTTCGAAGTTTATATGGAAGCCAACCTTGACACAATGGGATCACAGTTCACTTCTGCAAGTTCGTTAGCAACTGTCGGAGCATTGAATTCCGGCTCCATTACTTCGGGATTTGGAACTATTGATACTGGTTCTTCCACAATTACAACGACAGGATTAATTAGTGGTGGCTCATTAGATATTGATAATGTTTTAATTAACGGAACAACAATAGGC